GCTTATGGCGATGATACGAAGGTGGATGCGGACACGATCATTATTGATTCGGATATCGGGAAAATTACCCTCGAAGAAGACTCGTTTGTCGATTATCCGCAGGGGACGAAGATTATCTACAACGCCGGATATTCAACGATCCCATATGATCTTGCAGAAGCATGCAGGAAACAGATCAAATACGAATTCAACAAATGGAAGGATAATCGAGAGGGACGGAATACAGTGAATATCGAGGCCGGTAATATGACATTCAACGAAGATGCCCTATTACCGGAAGTAGAATATGTATTAAAGGAGTATAAGGCGCGTGGCCACATATACGGTTGATCAGTTTCGGAAAAAGCTTGAGCGGTTCGCCCGCACGCAGCCGCGGATCGTACATAACGCTGTAAAATCAGCAGCGGAGATGGTCCGTACGGAAGCGGTAACGAAACATCTCTCAGGCCCGAAAATGGCGCGCGGTGTTGGAAGCAAGACAAATGCGACGCTGCAGCCGGATACCGGAGGACTGCGATCGAGCGTTCACACACGCGTATATCGGTCCGGCGGACGGATCCGCGGTACAGTCGGGACCAATAAGAAATATGCGAAGATCCACGAATATGGAGGCACGATCCGGCCGAAAACAGCGAAATATCTTAAGTTCAAGGCAGGCGGACGGTTCTATTCTGCTCAGGAAGTAACAATACCCGAACGGTCATATCTCCGCTCGTCTCTCGATAAAAAACGCCGGGCGGTATTAAACCTCATGCTGCGGAAATTAATAGAAGGATATAAACAAAGTGGCTGATACGATAAAAAAACAGATTATCGATGCGCTCATTACTGCACTCGAAGGGATCACGGGCATCGGCAAAGTAACGCAGGACGAGCGGGAATACACGACATATTCAGTAGATGATTACCCGGCATTACTCGTGCAGAGCTCGAAACCGTCAGTCGATCGGCTTTCATTTCCGCATCCGACGGCAGATGATATGGAGGCCGAGATCGAAATCCAGATTGAAGGCATCATTCACAATATCACGACAAGCGATATAGCGGGTGACGCGGATGCACTGAAACAAGATGTTGAACAGGCGATTGTCGGAGATGCGTCGCTCGGTGCATTGGTAAAAGATATATATATAATCAGCGATGATAATATTGCCGACTTAGATCAAAATTACGGGATATTCTTGGCGGTGTATACCGCTGTATATCATTATAATCATAACACCCCATAAGGGGGAAAGGAGAGAAAAATGGCGGCAACAATGGGAAAAGACGGCGGCGCATATGTAGCAGGAAGCCTCGTCACGTTCATCGATGCGTGGACGCTCAACTTAAGCCGTGGCCTCGAAGAAATCGGAGGATATGGCGACGACTGGGACAAGGTCGCGCCGACGGTAAAAAGTTGGAATGCAACAATCAGTGGTACATTGGATCGAAGTGATACACAGCAGGCGGCTCTGCTCGACCAGCTCGAAGATGCTGCTGATGCTGCACAGGTATTCAGGCTCGCGACAGAACGGGGAAGCGATTACTGGGAAGGCTCAGCATACGTTGAGTCAATCAGTATCAATTCCGGCCACAAAACGAAAGTCGGGATATCAGCAAACGTCCGCGGACATGATGAGCTCACGTGGACCGAAGCGTAAGAAAATTTGAAAGAAGGACAATATGGCTGAATTAACGATACAAGACCGTTATGACATTATACCTGAAGTAGATGGGAACGCAAAACGCACCGATCCGATTATCGCCCACTGCAAAGTGCTTACACCTGGCGAACGTGAAGATTGCATGGAATACAGCACGAATGAAGAGGGTGATGTCCGCGTCGATATTGACCGGAGAAAGCTGTTTCTCAATTCCGTTGAAAGTATAGAGAACTGCAATGTAAATGGGAAAACAATCAATAATGCCCGGGAGTTCATGCGGACCCCTGGATTGAGTGCATATTATGATGATATCTGCTTGCAGATAATCCCACATGTAAACGCGACGGTCGTGTCAAAAAACTGATACCGGCCTTCCATCTGATGATGGAGGGCTGGGAAGGTTATGAACCGGAACCCGGTTATGAAGATCGGGAAATGATGATCCCGTATTCCGACGTAGAAATACGCAGAGGAGATATACCGGAAGTGTTGAAAGACATAAAGACAATACGACAATTAACGCTGTTCTGGGATTGCGAAATAACAGGATCGCTCCCATACTCGGGCGGATTTTATGAACAGCCGTGGTATGTGTGCGAAATCATCAGGACGCTGAAACGGGAATCAGCGAAACGGAGAGAACGTGGCGGTTAGAGATACAGTACAAGTCGATATTCTTACAGAAACGAAAAAATCTCAGACAAACCTCAAACAGCTCGTCGCAGGGTTCTTGACGGCACAAGCTGCATGGGCGGCGGCTCAGAAGATCCTGAGCAAAGTCGTTGACTTGATGAAGGAATCGATTGAACTCGCTCAGATTCAGGAAAAGGCTGAATCAAAACTGGCCGGTGTCCTGAAAGCGACCGGAGAATCGGCAGGATATAATGCGCGGCAATTAGAGGAAATGGCTTCGGGATTGCAGAAAGTCACGACATATGGTGACGAAACAATCCTCAATATGCAATCAATGCTGCTGACGTTCAAGAATATCCGTGGTGAAGCGTTCGAACGGACAACGAAAGTTGTACTCGATTTATCGGCGGCAATGGATCAGGGTCTGCGGCAATCTGCATTACAGGTTGGAAAAGCCCTTGAAGACCCTGCGCGGCAAATGTCGACATTACGTCGAAGCGGCGTTTCATTGTCGAAATCGCAGGAAGATCTGATTAAATCGATGCAGGCGTCCGGCGATATTATCGGGGCGCAAAATGAACTACTGACAGTACTAGAGAAACAATTTGGCGGCGTCGCTGAACAAATGGCGGACACGGCGAGCGGTGAAATCCAGCAAATGAAAAATGCGTTCGGCGACCTGAAAGAAGAGATCGGATTTCTTATCTTAGACGCGCTCGGGCCGCTCGCGAAAGAACTGAAAGAAGGTGCCGAAGTAAATGCTGAATATATGCGGAGCGTCCGGGAAATGGAAGACGCCCTCGAAGAGCTTACTGAAGTCGGCGAAAATGCAACGCTGGAGCAGCTCGAGGAAGGGATCGCCGCAACAAATCGGCAGATGGAAGCGTTCGCGGAAAGAATGCAGAAGATTACTGCAATTGACATCGCGAAAGGCATATTCGGTATCGGCATGCAGGACAATTGGCAGCGGATGATTGATGTTACAACCGCTATCGGAAAACAAGCGGAACTGAAAGATCAATTAGAAGAAACCGAAACCGAAATATCATGGCAGCTACGGAAGCAGGCCGCCTATACTGCTCTCGTAAATAAATGGTCGGAAGAAGAACTTGCACGGAGAGAACGTGAGGCATGGGTGAACACGCAGTATCTCGAGAATCGTGCGGAAATCGTGAAATTGCTTGGTAGCGAAAAAAGCAAAGTCGAGGAATTACAGGAATTATATGTCCAGCTTGAACGGTGGGCGTGGCCGGAAGGCGGTCCGCTGGAGAAAGACAGGCTGGAAGCCCTGCGGATATTAGAAGAACAGATTAATGCGCTTTTAAAAGCTGAACAAATGGAAACGTATAAAAATAACGTTATCGCGACCGCTGAGGCATTTAACATACTCGGTGATAATGTTTTTTATGCAGGGGACCGTATCGCTGAAGTATTAGGAAATGCGATCGAAAAAACAGACGATCTTAATATAGTTACCGGTGATGTGGTCCGATCATATGAGATACTCGGGAAAACCGCTGAAAGTTCCGGATTATTTATGGAAGGCATACTCCGGGATATACGAAAGGCAACGAAAAGCGACGGCGATGAAGTCGACGAACTCTCAAAGAAATATCAAAGACTTATACAGCAGCTGTCAGGGCCCTATACCGAAGCTTTCGAATCATTAGGGCGCGCATTAGCTCAGGGTAAAGATGCATCAGACGCTATGGTCGAAGGCCTAAAGAATTTCGTTGCTGAAATAATTAATGCTCTTCCGAGACTGCTCTTTTATGCAGGCGTACAGTTGTTGACCCCCGCGACCTGGCCGCTTGGACTCGGTCTGATTGCTCTCTCCGGAATAGCAGCGATCGCGAAGGGTGCGTATAAGCAATATATGAATGATACTGGGAACGGCGGGGGCAATAACGGCGGTGGAGGAGATAATACAACGATTATTTATGTCGAAGGTTCCGTTGTCACGGATGTTGAGCTTGAGCGGGTTGTCAGTAATATGAACGCACGATCGGCGGGGGCGTATTAATGGCAATGGAATATATTTCCGCAGGATGGAAAACTGCACTAGAAGCAACGTTCCCTCCGACGGAACGGTTCTTTATAGACTTCCGAAGAATCGAATACCCTGAAATTACCGGCACGCCGACATTTACTGAAATTACATCGGGAGATAATAAAGCCGGACGGTTCAATCTGACCGGTGGATGGACAGAGCATTTGCTCGATATGCCAGATAAGTTCACGCTCGAAATAGAATGCTATCCGAATTTTGATTATGACACGGCAGATGATCAATATTTAGTCGGCTGGTATATCGACAGTAACAATTATTTCATTATTTTCTATGACGCATCGGAGGACAAGTTTCGAGCGGAGCTTTCTGTTGCCGGGTCGAGTGTTTATTTGGAAAGCGGACAGTTTGATGACGGAACATCTCATACCGATATCAATCAGTGGCTGATAATTACCGTTGCTATCGATACCACAACCGGCGATACCTCGGGCTCGCAGTTATGGATCGATCGGAGCAGTGAAGACACGGCATGGTCCGGCAACGTGCCTGCTATTGGTGCGGCTCTGAATCTCCTGCAGATACGTCATCAGAATGAGACGTCCGGAGATTATAAAATCAATTATTTGAAGATATTTGATTCATATATTGCGGACGATACGGCAGTAGGAAACGCATTTGAAGACGTAAAATACGAGGAGATATTCTGGGATTTTAACGGACAGACGGTGGGGAAAACACGATGTAATATTACCAGTCATGTAAGGAGCTGGACATATCAAGCAACACAGGAGAATGATGTCGGGAGCCAGACATCGAACCGTGCAAGCGTAGAATTGTGGAGCCGGAGTGGAGAGTTCGCGGACGACCAATACGCGGCGTTTGACCCGACAAGCGATCAATTCAACGGAACATCGAGCCAGAAATATTTACAGCAGCGGTGCGGCATTTTTATCGAGTCGTGGTACGGAAATGATTTTGAACCGCTGTTTATCGGATTCGTTGATAGTAATCGTTTCATGCGTTCAACGCCGAAAACGAAAATGAGCAGGGTAAATATTTCATGCTATGATTACGTTGAAACACTGGCGCAGAAATTCTTCCGCAATGCTGTCTATTGGCAAAATAAAGACATCACCGATCCTACCGAAAGCAATTCACTCTTTCATCTAATGGCACGGGAAGTGACGCAAAAAGAAGTTTATAACTATGCGGGCAATTCATCGTTTGCTGCAGCGACAATAGCCGACAGCTGGGCGAGCGGCGGCAGCTGCGCGCTGACGAGAGACACGACACATCAGGAACTGAGCTCGTATACAGCAAAGGCAGTATTTAGCGGCGCTGATGAGTTTTATCAAGACCTTACCTTTCCGAACGACGACCTGCAGCTAAGCGAAGAGGACAACTGGACCTTTTATCTCTATGTAAAGGCTGACGCTACCTTTTCCGGGAACCTGAAACTTGCAGAGCGTGATTCTGATGGTGAGAACGATAGCAGCACAACGACGATATTGCAGACCGGAAGCGAGGGCTGGGAGATGTATTCTGTTACGCATGAGATCACCGACGGAGACAGTGACCGGTTGCGGTATGGGATAACAGCAAGCACCGGCACTGTGTATGCGACATTCGCCATGCTTATTATGGGAAAACGATCGCGGCCGTATTATGTGGAAAATACGAATGAGGGTACTTCGGGGGCAGTCGACACGGACGATGCCGAGGTAGGTTCATACGATTATGTCGGGTTCGTCGCTGATCAGATAGATTATGAAGTCGAATATGCTCTTATCCCGGAAAGCGATAATCTTTGGGAACATCTGAAACAACTGGCAGATGCAGGAGCGGCACGATATTTCGGGCTGGACAAATCCGGGGTATTCGCTTATCGAAGTTATATTACCGGTGTTGATCCCACAAAATTAGAAACACTTTCGATCAAGCATAAGCAACTCTCAACACGGATTGAACTGGAAACGGCAAACAAGATACGGGTTCATGGTGTAAAGATCCAGGAATCAAGTAATCCGCTTGTATTATGGATCGCTTCTGCGTGCGGGGCCTTCGCTGCATATAAAACGAAGCTGGAATATCTCTACGTTGAAATAGAAGACGGAGAGACATTTCCGTCCGAAGATTTTTTCGCGAAATACGGGGAAAACTGATGGCATTTACTGACGAAGCGAACCCACACGCAACACCGAGCACGGATGCCGGCGAAGACCGAAGCCGTGAAGCCCCGTCAAGAATTGACTCACCCGGCGCCGGTGGGAGCAGCCAACAGCCGAACCAGGAATACCGGACACGGATACGGTACGGAATGGATATGTTCGGCGACCGTTTCCGGCAAGGCGAGGGTCGGGGGAGCAGGCGTGGCGGCCGGTTCCGCAAATATAATCCCAATGCTCAGAGTAAAGAGCTTGTCGGCGTTCTCGACCCATCTGTACCCGTGTCTGCCGATACGGATTTGTCTGCTGATTTTACGGCAACGATAGATACAACAATTAAGGCCGACGCGGCTAAATTGTCATTATCAAACAATACGGGTGATACCGTAACTGTATTTGATTTCGGGATCAAAGCGAAACCCGTATGGCGGTTAAGCGGCGATGAAGGCTGGCTGCATGACGGGCATATTGATTACGAAGATATCTACAAAAACGGCGAGAAATTATTCGAACTCGGTAACAATTATATCGCACAGAGCGAGCTCGTAAATAAACTTGCCGATTTTTGGAAAAAACGGACATTCAATAAATTGCACGAATATGAGATCACCCTGAAAGGCACCCGTTATCACTTCAATCCGGGAGATTGGTACACGCTTCAGATCGGCGGGGCGGGGGAGCCGGAATATATTGATTCAGCTGTCGAGTGTGTATCGGTAATGATTCAGCGGTCATGGAACCAGCTCGGAAGTACCGTTGCCGTGTTCCGCGAGGTATACGAGGACTGGAAGTTTGACAGCAATGCAACGGCGCGGTTATTAGCACGGGGCGATGTGAACAGACTCGGACCGAGACAGAATGTTATTACCGTTGGTGCGGACAATACTGTAAGGGCCGCTGATGTTGCTTGTGACGGAACGAATGATTATGTAGAAATACAAGCAGCTATCGACCAGGCGAGATATACCGGGCAGGGCGTAATGCTTCTGAATGGGACATTTAATGTCGGGAACACAACAATTGACCGGAAGGGCGTGTGGGTAGTCGGAGAGAGTATCGAGGGAACGATACTCCAGACCGACCAGGATATTAATATGTGGACAAACAGCATCGACGGGGGCGGATTGTCCACAATGACTCTGGAATACACGGGAGGGACAGAAGTTGAGAAATATCTTATTTACGAAACACAAAACGAAGTTAGCTTTTATGATTTATATATCGATCATGCTGGCTGTCTGGGGGTTTCTTTGAGCGGCTCCGGATGTAAGTTTATGAAAAATGATCTCACGGGCGGAAAAGATGCTATTATCGGAGAGATAACAGAAGTTACGCCGCTGGAAATAACATCGTCATATGCATCGGAATGTTATTCAACACACGTTGTCGATGATTTATATGTTTGGGTCCGGCGGTTTGGGGCGTCCGTTCCTTATTCCGTGGAAGTAAATCTTTGTTCTTGGAATTCGACAGATGGTTATACACTGCTTGATCAGCAGTATGCCGTAACTGGCATTATGGTCGGTATCGGACCGTTCGATATAAAGTCAATAGGGCAAATAGAGGACGGGTCTTATTGTGTCGTGGTTGCGGTCGGAGGTACGAGCGGGCCCGATATCTTTGGAGCTAAGATCTATCAAGATGCTGTCAGTGGTGACTGGACATTAAGTTGTGGTTCTTTTTATTCCCTTAACAATGACAGTTGCAAGCATCCGGTGATATCGGTTTTGAGTTCTACAAAAATGGTTATATCATATAACAATGATACCGATTCGAAAGGGTCCTCATGCACTGTTAATCGAACATCCGGGGGGGTTGTTTTTACATGGGATGGATTCCCGTTTCCAACCGAATATCAGACCAGTTCAGATTTTTGGGTAACCGGCGGCGACATGGCGGATTCTACTCATTTTGTCCTAACTGGTATTGATATCAGTGATAGTTATAAACTTAAAGCGGTTGTCGGCACGGTTGATTCTGACGATGCGATCACTTACGGATCTTATATAGACATTGATAGCGGGAATTCTGCTCTAGTTACCGGAGATTATCTTGCCGTCGATATTGCAATGTTGTTCCCTTCGCTCGGAGTGATTACATATAGAGATTATTCGGACAGCAATAAAGGCAAGCTCGTATATATTAAGTTTGATGAA